TTATGATGAGGAAAATACATCAGATAAACCTGAAAAACAAAAGGATATCAAGGTACTTAAACCTAATGCTAAATCAAAAAGATTAATGACAGGCAAAGGTGTAGCTGCTATGACTGGCTCAGAATCACAACGAGCTGACGAAGAAATGGGACGTTCACCGTTTTCATAATAAATTGGAGAGATAAAATGAGTATAAATGATGAAACATTAGCTTTTGAGGTAACAGAACAAACTCCCAATATTAGATTCCTTGCCTCTATAAGCGATGGAAGAACTGTCATACAGGATAACAGAGATGGTAACGTAAGACATGCGTGGGATAGACTTAATCAATGGATAAAAGTTAATCCAAGTCTTAGTATTACAGGTCTAAGATTACAAGGACCAAACGGAGTTAATGTCAAGACTCCCAGTAACCAACCTGGATACTTTTTTGGACAAAAACAACAAGCTGTTTGGTGTGGTCCTCAATCTAATAGTATTGGCATTGGATATTATGACGGAGAAATAGTTAATATTGTATGGCATCAGGTTCCAGGTTTCAATAGAACCTATACCGAGACTAGAACAGTTACAGGAGCTGGCTTCTTTTTGATACAGAATCCATAATGGCTATTCGACATCAACCACAAAGTGAAAAGCATCCATATCAATCCCCAACAACACCTGGATTATATGTTGATTTTCGTAACTATATAATAGAGTTAGTATGTAAAAATACCAACCCACGTATTGGTCCACGATTTTGGAATATGAATGATTATTGGCGCAAGAAATATAGTAGAGAAACTCGTGGGATAAAACAATTGAGTGAATCATTAGATTTTAATATTCCTGCAATCAAAGCAGCGTTGATAGAAATTATATTAGAGAGACGTATCAAAGCTCTAGTGAGAAAAGATACAATTACTTTAGTAATTAAACAAGTTAAGAAAAAACTTGATAATACAATACGACAACGACAAGAAATGGCAGATAAAGCGCAATTACCAATTATAGCTGATGATTATCAACAAAGAAATGCTAGATTAGTAGATACAGGCACAAGGGATACTTTTGCAAAACTAAGAGAAATAGAACATGGCCAAAAGAAAACCCAAAGATCTGAGCAATGAACCCTTAGATGAATTTCTTGTAAGAATGCATGGCAAAGGTATTATGGCTACTGCAGACCAAGCCTTAGCTCCTAGAACCAGGAACATCTTGCATACCCCATTATCGTTAGATATGGCTTTGAGTGGTGGTATACCGGATGGTACTGTGTGTCTTATCACTGGTAAACCTAAAAGCGGTAAAACAACACTTTGCCTGGAATTGATTAAAAATGCTCAAAAACAAGCAAGACCAACATTTTATATTAACATAGAAAGAAGATGTACTCCAGCTTTACTTGATACAATCAAAGGACTAGATAAAAGTAAGTTACAAGTTATTCCACATCAGCTAGATAAAACATTAACCGCTGAAGATTACTTAAATATAATAGAAAGGATAATAAAATCTGAAGAGCGCGCTTTAATTGTCATTGATAGTCTAGCAGCATTATCAACATTAACAGAACAAGAAGAGATGATTGGCGATAATAAAGATATGGCTGGCCCAGCTAAATTACTATCATCCTTCTTCAGACGGGCGCAACAAATCGTCGATTCTAAAGATGTCATCTTAGTATGTATATCCCAGATGATAAGCAATAGAGAGCCAAGGGGTCCAAAATTTACAGAAAAGGGTGGAATAGCAATTCAATATGCGTGTTCAGTGTGGCTTAAAGTAACATGGACTCAACAATGGGAGAGAAATACAGAAACGAATGCGCCAGACGGACATGATATGCATATTACAGTACAGTCGTCTGCCATGGGTAGACCGTTTTTGCCATGTGTGTTACCATTGAGGTATGGGATAGGTATAGATAATATTAAAGATGTTGTTACAAATGCTGAGAATCTTGGTTTAATAGAAAAAGCCGGTGCATGGTATTCTATCCCTATGTTTGCAAATGATAAAAATGAAGCACCAAAATTTCAAGGACTGGCTAGATTGTCTAATTTCTTAGGAGAAAACCCTGACAAGTTACAAAAGTTAGAACAAGAAATTAGAGAAACGGTTTTGCCAACTGGAGGTAATGATGAATAATACGGTAACTGGATTATCATGGTTATCTCACCAATATACCTTAACAACTAATCAGGCGGATTTGGATCATTTAAAATTTGCATATAGTCTTGCACAAGATATCAGTCGTGATCCTAGTACTAAAAACGGAGCATTATTAGTTGACACCAAAAGCATCATTGGTCATGGTGTTAATGCATTTCCAGCCGGAATAGATAATACAAATGAGAGATGGAACGACAGGGCTACTAAATATCGATTAGTTGTCCATGCAGAAATGAATGCTATTTTATTTGCAGCAAGAAAAGGTAGAAAGACACAAGATTCTGTTTTGTATTGCCCGTTTTACGCATGTTCCGAATGTGCCAAGAATATTATTGCTGCTGGAGTTAAAAGAATAGTTGGACATGCACAGCTCATGATGGAAGCTGGTAAGCATGATGGATGGATCAAATCCGTTTCCGATGGATGGGAGATGTTGACTGAAGCTAGCATTGAATGTAGTTTATACGACGGTGTAGTGGGAATTACAACTAGATTTAATTATCAAGATATACAACTTTAGTATGGAAATTAAATTATTAAACGGCCAGACAGAGAAAATAAAGCTTAGAAATAAATTACGTAAAACTGATGGTAAATCAAGATCTAAATTTCAAGCCGGTATCTATGAACGATTATTAGCTGAATATCCACATGATCTTATATTTGAGGAAGTACGAGTACTAGGAGAAGGATTTATATTAGATTTTTTTATACCATCATTACATCTAGTAATAGAATGTCATGGGAGACAACATACTAGACACATAAAGCATTTTCATAAAACAAAACAGGATTTTCATCATCAACAAGATATTGATCAGAAGAAAAGAGATTGGTGTTTGCTTAATAATTTCAAGTTGACAGAGATTTATGATGAGTAATTTAACAGATGGTATCAGGACTTATAAACAGCAATTGTCAGAATGGATAAATACTATTGGTATCTCACAATATCAGCCATCTAATGACAAAATAGAAAAAATATTATCATATACCAAAGACGAATTAAGATCAAGATCATCTGTCGAATTATCTGAAGATGCTTTTATGTTGGCTCAATATGCATTATTTTTGCAACAAAAAATTAATGAGTGTAAAGCTTTTTTGACTTGGTCACAACAAGTTAAAAATAAAATATTTGGAGATGACATTCAACAATTTACTATTTGGGTTCGTACTGCAGAAATAAGAATGGATAGAGTAGCTTATCTCACCAGACGAATAGAAATGATTGGACAAACAATCAATAATTTGGTTAGAGCTAGATATAACGAAGGGAGAAATTAATGTCAAGTCCTATAGAGTTAATACGGCTTGGAATCATAGAATCTAATTGGACTAAAATTGAACAAGCATACACAGCCTTGACAGGGGATAGTATAGATATATTACCGGAGAATATGGTAAATAATAGGATAGAAATCGATGGTCCAGAAGATGCATTACGTGAAATAGTTAATATAGCAACTAAAATATTAGATACAATACCATTACCAAAACAACAGAAGAAAAAAACTACAAAAAAGAAAATTGCAAAAAAGAAAAAAGCAAAACAAAACAAAGACGAATCTGAAGATGAAGAAGATGAAACTTTGATTCTAGATAAGCCAACTAATACCGCAACGACAGAAAACACAGATGGCGTACGATTAGTTACTAATCATGCAAATGACAAAGAAGTGGAACGTAATAAAACATTAGCTAAACGAGCCCAAACAAATAAAGAAATGATTGATAGAACATCTGATGCTATTTATATTGCTCAATGTAATGAATGTCAAAAGGATTTTAAATCCAAAAGACCTGGTAGCAAGAATATAGGACAAAAATGTCCAGAATGTTTATCAGCAAGAAGAGATAGATTCCATGTCAAATAAACAAAATGCGATCTTACAAGATTCTGGTATCGAAAGATCAGTATTAGCCGGAATAACTTCTCATGGAGCAGATTGTTTATATGAAATAGAGAATATAATAACAACAACCGATTTTTATTGGACATATAATCAAAGACTATTTAATATATTAGCACATTTAGTACATCAACAAGAGGTTACAACCTTTGATATGCCTAGTATTCAAGCTGTAGCTAAAACACTGGGTTATGATGATTATATTGGTGATGGTAAATACGTTGAGTATCTAGATTCTGTGATGCAGGATATAGGGCCATCAGAAAACAATATACTAATCCTAGCAGCAAGTATTTATAAACTATCTACAGCCCGCAAAGCATGGAAAACAGGAAAATTTATCAGTGATAGTGTAGCAAAAATTACAGGGGAAGAAAGTATAGATGAGATTATAGGGATGATTGAAGAGCCAGTTTTTAAGTTAACTGGACAAATGATGTCACAAACTACAGGCACTGTTTCTCTTGGTTCAAATTTCCAACATGTAATGTCCACTTTAGAACAAGCACCTAAGGATATCGTTGGGTTACCAACCGGATTTCCAGCATGGGATCTTGCCATTGGTGGAGGATTACAACCATCGACTGTCAATGTTGTCGGTGCTAGAAGTAAACAAGGGAAAAGTTTTTTTTGTATGAATGTAGCTCGTAATGTAGCAGAAAATAATATACCAGTTTTGTATCTAGATACAGAACTCACATACGAAATGCAACTTCATAGATTAACATCATTAATATCTGGTATAGAGTTGAATAAAGTGAGAACCGGTCAATTTGCAGCAAATAAACATGAATCTGACGCTATTTGGAGTTGTCAAAAATGCATAGAACAATTATCTATTGACCATCATTCAATAGCAGGGCAAGCACCGTCAGTTATTCTATCGATAGCAAGGCGATGGTTAGCTAAAAAAGTTGGCTTTACTGATACCGGTGGGGCAAATCCATGTTTGATAATATATGATTATATTAAATTAATGGACTCTGCTGGTTTAGCAAAGAATTTGCAAGAATATCAAGTCCTTGGATTCTTGATGACAGAATTACACAATTTTGCTGTTAAATATCGCTTACCTGTCCTTGCAACGGTACAATTAAATAAAGATGGTGAAGAAAAAGAAGGAACTAGCGTCATGTCTGGTTCTGATCGTATTACATGGTTGTCTTCTAATTTTAGTATTCTAAAAAGAAAAAATCAACAAGAACTTACTGAAGACCCACCTTCCAATGGCAAGAGAAAATTATTAGTAACAGTGACTAGATTTGGTCCGGGTATGGAAGAAGGAGAGTATATTAATATCATAGATGAACTATCAGTGGCTAGATTAAAAGAAGGAAAATTATTTTCTACTGTTGCAAAAGAAGCATGGCAGAATGAGCAAATATAATGTTTTTGAATGAAGCAAATATTGACTATATCCAAAGTCGCGCATGTGAACGAATAACTGAAGTATTAGATGCTCTCGGTATCGAATACACAGAAAGGCATGACTATCTACAAATGGCATGCCCAGTACATGGAGGGGATAATCCTAGAGGTATGTTTTGGGCTATAGGATCAGATCATTGGGAATGTAAAACTCGTATGTGTCATAAAGATCCAATTACCGGCCCATCTAATAGCGTGTTTGGTCTAGTTCGTGGTACGATGAGCAGAATAACACAGCAAAAATGGAATTTTTATTCTGCTGTTAACTTTGTAATTCAAGCATTGAATCTAAATTTGCAACAAAATTCATCCATTACTCAACAAGATATAGAAATATCTAAGTTACTAAAAAGATATCGTCGATATAAGCAACAACCGAAGATAGAAGGTATATTACTTTCTAATATGATTCCAATATTATCTCCTGATACTGTATATTATCCAAATAGAGGAATTTCTTCAGATATTATAGCAAAATACCATATATCATATTGTGGTACAAAAGGTAAACCATTTTACAATAGAGCATTTTTCCCGATTTTGGACGAAACTGGTAGATACATAGTTGGATGGTCTGGTCGGAGTATCTATGAAAAATGTAATAATTGTAAGATGCACCATGATCCATCTATGACAAATTGTCCAGATATCAAATACAGAGGTCTATATGTCAAATGGAAACACTCTAGTAATTTTAAAGCAGATGCTTGTTTATATAACTATTGGTATGCCAAACCGTTTATAGGCAAAACTGGTGTAGCAATTTTATGCGAAGGACCTGGAGATGTCTGGGCTTATGAAGCAGCAAATATAAGAAATAGCGTTGCATTATTAGGTCTTAACATATCGAAAAAACAACGATTAATGTTACAAAA